GATTGGCGGCAAATCTACCGAGTGGTGATGCCTCTGCTGTATCATTATTCTCACTCTTAAATCCACTCTGTTTAAATACATTGTGATCTGTGCGTGGTTGTCGTTTTGTTATTTTAACTTTTTTAGTGGCTTTCTTTCCCCATAAATTTCTACCATCTTTAGTTTCTGACTGGTTTGAATCTCCAAATGCTGAAACTCGTTCGTAGGTATCACTTTTAGATTTTCTTGATGCATGTGTTCCTCTTGATAATCCTACTCTATTTGGTTTTTCCCATCCACCTTCATACATCTTACCTTCACCTTTTTCATATTTCCCATCAAAGTTCTTCATAGCAGCAACATTATCTTTATCAAATTGTTCTTTATCATTCATACCTGCAAATGGTATTCTAGCATCATCCAACCACGTTACTCCCTTTTGATTATCAAGTGCTTGGTCTAAATAACCTTTCTTCTCTAATGGTTTCATTGCCACTATCACTATTTCTACTGCTGGTTTTGGTTGATATCCTGCATAACTTCCTTCAAGATTTTCTTTCTCGGTTTTCTTACCAACATTCATAGCCTTTGGAAAGCCAGTTGCGTATGCCCAATAAATTGAAGTAAAATTAGTTTTAAACCCTGCCACATCCATAGCTTCAATTTGTTTCTGTAATACATCCTGTTTTGGAGCAGCCATTATAAAAGCAAATCCGCCAGGCTTCAATACCCTTAAACATTCTTTCCATATTGGAACAAAAAATTCTTCCATAGCAATAGGTTTATTTCTTGGAAGTTTTTTAAATCCTTTCTTAGCATATACATGAGATTCGCCCTCAAAACTAATCACTTCATTAAAACTATCCCATTTTTTACCCATAAACGATAAACCATAAGGTGGATCTGAACATATTAAATCTATAGTATTATCATCCAATTCTTTTAATTCTTCTAAACAATCTCCGTTAATCAATTTACTTTCCATCGAAATCAAAAAACTCCTTAGCTTTATTATATGTTGATACTACTCTACTATTTTTTATAGCAGATTTATTATATTTAAGTGGCGATGTACTTTCCCATTCTATCTTATCTACAAAACTCCACGACCCATCTGTAAAATCTTTTTTCTTCCAAACCAATTCTTTATCTTTAGGATATTTTCTGCCCCATTCAAAAGTAGTTTCTGCCAATAACCTTTTCTTTTCTCTCTTATTACACAAAAAGTAGACATATCTAAATTGTCTACCTCTATAATGGCTCCATTTGTTATCAATTAAAAACTCTTTATTAGGTCTCCTACCTATATTAACACCTTTCTTATCTTTCAAATAAGCTTGTGCTGTTCTTGGATGAACTCTTTCACCAGTTTCAGATAAGTATAAATCTGTAGTTATAAACCCACCATATAAAAAATTAGCTGCTTGATAAACATACCCTGGTTTTCCTAATATTCCATCCGCCCAAGTATAAATTAATTTTATATCTGATCTATTTTCCTTAACCCACCTAAACATTTTAGATAAAATTATAGATTCTGAATTTCTTGGTAATTCATCTAACATACACATTTTACCTATCTCTAAATAATCTTTTGATATTAAAGTAGGAAATAAATTTTTAATAGTATTAAGTGGTTGAACTCCCCAACCCAAAGTAATAACTCCTACCAATTTCTTATTAATATAACTTCCAAGAAAATGTTTAGTTAATCTTGGCATTATTTTTGAATAATGATTAGTAAATACTATATCTAATGCACTTACCTCATCAATCTCAACAAGTTCAGAATTTTTAACTTCTTCTACTGTATAAGATTTATGATTCACCATATAACTGCTTTCTACGTTCTTCAGCTATTTCATCTTGTCTTTTCTTTCTATACCTATCCCGCGCAACTTTACGAAGCTTATCCTTATTACGCTCATAATGTTCCATCTGCCATTTACGCTGAGCTTCCCTTTGTTCTTTTTTTGTAAAATATTTACGAATTCTTCCCATGACTCATTCTCGCGTATCTATTTAATTGGGTAAAATTTTGAGTTAACCAACCTTGTAAATTTGGTAACGCAGTAAATAGTTTATCTTGATAAAACTTAGTTTCAAATTTAAATTTTATCAACTCAGTTATAGGACTTTCAACCAATCCCATAATTTTCATCTTACTACTAGGTGTTATATCTACATTAAATAATTGCATTAATTTTCTATTAAGAAATAATTGCTCTTTACAAATACCTACACTTTCATACAACTTCAATTCATCTTTTTTATCGTCTGAAATTTTTATACATTCTTCTAATGTATAATATGGTTCATCTCTATCTGTAATTTTAGGAAATCTTTTTATAATACTTTTAAGTCCAGCGCCCCTTACCCCAGGAATATTATCCGATTTATCTCCTTCTAATATCCTATAAGTTAAAAAGTTTTTTGATGGAATTCCATATTCTTCATATATTGCATCCCTATCATATATTTTCTTTTTAGTAGGACTATAAACTTTAATTCTATGATTTATTAGTTGAAGAAAATCTTTATCAGTAGATGATATAACCACTTCACTTTCATTAAACACTTGTTTAGATAAATGAGCTATAACATCATCCGCTTCAATATTATCCATGGCAATAATTGAAACTGGTAACATTTGTAAATATCCAATTACTGATTGTAATTGTTTTAACATATTTTTTCGCTCATCTTCCTCACTAGCAAAATCATATGCGCGTACTAATCTACTCTTTGGTTTCCTACCAGCCTTATATTCAGGAAATATCTTACGGCGGCGGGTGCTCCCACCCTTACCATCAAATACTATGATAGCTCGGGTGGGATTGAAAAGATGGATTGCATAACCTATACTTTTTAGAAAGCCAACTATTCCCCCAATGTGAATCCCATCATCATTGAGAGTTGGCATAACGCTGAATACTCTTATAAAGGTATTCAGGCCATCTACAATAAGTACCTTATCATTGAAGTGACCACCATCTAAACTGCCGCCCTTTTTCTTTATCTCATCAAGTATACTGACATATCTTTTATCCATCACCGACCTCATCTGTAATTTCTACATCGTCTATTCCTAAAGCACTTTTATCATACTTTAAGATAACTTTATCACAGATGAGTCTATATAGATATTCTTTTAGATCTTTATCTTTTAACATATCAGCAAAATCTTTTGATTGAAATTTCTTTACTTCCAATTCTTTACCAGTTTCCAAATCAATTATTGGTAAGGAGTACCAAGCGCCAGATACTTTAGCTATACCATACTCTTTCATTATAGTTAGCCAACTACCTTCATCATCAATACCACTCTCAAAATAAAGAGGAAACTCCGCTTTTCTTAACGGAGGTCCTAATCTATTCTTTATAACTTGCGCCAAAATCGTCATCCCAATAACATTCTTCTTAGAATCTTTTATTTGACCTTTATTCTTCAATCTAATTCTAGTTGATGAATGAAATGGTAATGCTTTTCCACCACTTGTAGTCCAAGGGTCTCCAAACATAACACCTAACTTTTGTCTTAATTGATTTGTAAATACTAAAGCAACTTTCTGTCTTCCAATCATCTGAGTAATTTTTCTCAGTGCTTTAGAAACAATAATTGCTTTTGCAGTAGCCCAACCATCTTTATCAAAATCAGCATCTAATTCAACCTTAGTTGTTGCCGCTGCTAGTGAATCTACTAATATTGTCACCAATCTATCTTTATCTGAACCTCTTACTTGTAAAACTATTTCTTCAATAGCTTCAAATATATCTTCGACTGTTTCAAGATGTAAGTATAACATTTTTGAAACATCTACACCAATAACTTCTAAAAAATCATGACTTACTGATGTTTCTGTATCAATATAAACTGCTACACCATCTTTCTTTTGAGTTTCCGCAAGTATATGAGCACCAAGTAAAGATTTACCTGTTGATTCCAATCCATTAAGTTCTGTAATTCTACCAACTGCAATACCACCATTTGGTTTATTTGATATTGCTAAATCTAACATAGTTGATCCTGTAGATACAAAATCCTCTATATCGGTTGGCGTACTATCAGAACCATCTAAAAAATACGCTACTTTCATGTCCTTAAACTTCTTATTTAAAGTATCAGCAAGGACATCAGCTAACTCATCCCGTACAGACATATAATATCCTTACGTTTTAAGCGTTTTGATTAAATAATTCATCAAAAGCCGAAGAAACTGATTCTACAGTTTTTGTAGTTTCAGATACTTTTTCTGAAGTTACAGAATTGCCTTTAGTAGAAGTAGATTCTTCTTTTTCTTCACTCTTACCTTCAAGCCAATCATTTAAAATCTCTGTAAGTTCATCATAAGTCTTTTCCTGATAAATTTCCGTAAGTTCACGTTGTGTATCTGATACCAATTCGAGAATATTTTTATCCTCTGAAATCGGAGCCGTTACTGGCTTAACTCTAATAGCAGTAGATGGGAAAGTAGCTCCTGTTTCTTCTGCTGTTTTAAATTCAACATTAACATCACGTCCATTTAATGGATCTGTAATATCACCATAATCTGGATCCGAAATTACTGAAAGAAGTTCCTGGTAAACTGTTTTACCAAATCCCCAAAATTTAACTCCTTCTTTTTCTTCACCACGAACTACAACTGGAGCAAAAGTTCTCATTTTTGCTTCAAGTTTCTTACCTAACCTATAATCATCACGATTACCAGAAGATTTCAACTTCTGAGCAAATTCTTCTATTGGGTCTGGACGACCGAAAGAAATTGGTGATAGATAAGATTTTCCACCTAAATTATAATGGAAAAATAATTCTATAAAAGGATTGTCCTTATTAAATTTATAAGGTACAATTCTTATAATTTGTGTTCCTGGTTGTGGTTTCCAAAGAACGGATGTTCTTTGATTTGTTGCTTGTAACTGATTCAAACGTCTTTTTACTAGATCTAAATCCATTTTCTAATCTCCTATATGTATATTTTAATTATTAATTATTAATTGTAAATGGTTAGTAACCTTAAAAACCATTCACATATAAGTATCGAGTAGTTTTACAAACTACCAATTTTTTTTGAATTTTCGATAATTTTCATAGCATACTCAGAATAAAATCTACCTGCTTTAGGTCCACCGTTTCTTTTTCCATCCGATTCGCCTATAGGTTTAATCCACAAAAATGCATCACACAATTCATTACCAGTTTCAGTAGTTGGAAATTTTCCAATTACTGCCGTTTTTGGATTACACCAATCTCCTGTATATCCCATTCCATTTCTAGCAGTATCTATAACATAATGCTTACCTATTTTATCAAATATTCTATCTCCATAAAACATACATTGATCAGTAGAAACAAAATTAGAACTATTTAAACAGAATCCCTCATAATGCTTTTTATCAAATTCACTCAAAATATTTATAACCTCATCTTTCTTTAACCAATATGGATGTCCAACGTCTAAATATACTTTAGCATTACTCTCTTTATATAAAAATTTTAATGCTTCTCGAATTAATCTGATTCTTTTTTGTTTATTCTCATAAGTCATCTGAAATGATTGTGGTAACGCATCAGGCTCATATATTATTATTGGTGATTTATCTCCAATACCTTCTGTAACATTTTTTATAAAATCCATATACTCTGATTTACTTGATTCACCACCCTTAGCATAATGTCCCAAATCTCTATCAGGTATTGAATATATAACTATATAGGGTAAACAAGGATCTGCCCTATCAAATAATCTTTTAATACGTTTCTCAATTTTCTTAGCTTTTTTGTACTGTGACGATCCATACCAAAATGCTATTGGTTGCCCAAATACTTTATCTAATTCCTTAGACTCTAATGTATGATTTTTGTGTATTCTAAAATCTGGATAATAAAACCTATATTCCATATAACCTTAATTTAACTTAAACTGATACTCCCCATTCTGAAACCAATACTACTTTATGAATTTTTGTTTTTATTTCTACCAACTTATCGTCATTATATAACAAAATACAATTACGATAATTTTCCCAGGGAATTGGAAATCTTTTATCTAATACTCCATTATTTAATTGTAATATAATTTGATTTAATGCATTTATTGTATATAAAGTATTAGTATGTTTTTTTCTATGTATAGAAATTGTATTTGGTATTCCTTCCATAAAATCTGTCTCATACTCTACATTATAAGTACAAATTAAATTATTAGGTTCTTGTGCATTATTAAAAACATATACTTTATCAAACAAAATTTTATTACAACTAATAATAATATCAATTATTTCATTTAAATTTTCTTTTTTTGCAAAAGTGCAAAGTAGTTGTGTTTTCATACTAATTAACCGCGCTTACCATCTTTTGAAAAACATTTTTTCATTTGATCTGACCATTGATAAACTGTCTGTAACTTACCAAGTTTTCCTGATTTAGTTCTAGCTACCTTAGTACCAACCTCTACTCTCTCATTCTTTTCATTTATAGCATAAACAATTCTTTTACTTCCAGTAGTTCTGCCCTTTTGACTTCCACTAACACCCTTTTGTTCTGTGGCGTCTCCTACCTCAAACTTTGTTACAAAATCTTCTTTATTACTTACGCCAGGAACACACTTTCTTAATACCTCTCCATCTACTGAAAGACCTCCATGATTTGTTTCAAACATACCTTTATGTTTATGTACTCCTTTTTCTGATTCTGGATTCATAGCCTCTAAATGAAACTGTTTAAAAATTGTATTAGCTTCTAGAAATGTTCCAACCCCTATCTCTTTACCACCATAATTTATTTTAATTGCATCCTGTCTTTTTATAAAATCAGTTTCATTTGATATTGTTCTATTTCTTATATCTTCAATCATTGGGTCTACATCTGGAGCACCTTTATTAGCCCACCTTCTATTCAATCTATCCATAAGTGTTATTTGGTCATTAGTTGGATCATCATCTTTATCTTCATCTGCCATATATGATAAAAAAGCTTCCAATAATTCTTCATCACTTGGATCTTCTCTATTATCTAAATATTTTAATAAATTCTTATTCGGTCCGCTTGCCCCTTTAACTGCAGTTGATTTAGGAGGACCCCATTTAGTAGAAGTTTTATCTTTATCTACACTACCATCTTGATTAGTATCGTTAAATATACTTTTCAAAGCATCTTCTAATGTAACATTATCTTGGAAAAATTTAGCAGGAGAAGAACTAACTTGTTTTAATTCTCTCTCAATATCAGCTTGTTGTTCTACATATTCCTGATTTTCACCCATTATTGCTTCAGCTTGTTCTGGTTCCAGTAACTTACTATCAACTAATTTCTGTACATTATCTTGATTTGCATTAGCTTCAGCCTTAGCGGAAGATTGTGCAATTATTGCTTCTGTACTATCTTTATCTGAATGGAAAGTCATAATAACTCTATCCGAATTTGAATCAAATACTAAAGTAGCAGTATCAGATGGATTATCTCCACCCCCTCCAGACCTAATAAGTTCTTCAGCTTCTTTTAAATCTATCGAAGTCCCATCTGGTCCTATAACCTGTTTACCTTGTATATCATTCACCATTGAATCAAAAGATTCTGAATGTCCATAATAATTTTGTATTTTCGGTTTTTTAAAATTATTCCCTGTAGCTTCTCTCTTAGATTTATTATGTTTCCTTCTACCAGATGCGGCTGCTATCATTAACTTACTATAAAGTCCTCTATTCTCACCTTCTGGTATTTGTTTTACTGATATTCCAGCTGCCGTTTTCTTAGAATCTTTATTTTGTTTAAATAATTCAGTATTACCAAATTGTTTCTGTAATAAATCGATTAATTCATCATCGGATAACTCTGGATTTTGTTCTAAAATTTGAGCTACCTCACCTGAAACTATTTCATTCAACATAGAACCTGCATTTCCAGGAGCTGGTTTAAATACACCTTTCTTTTCTTTATAACCATATTTTAATCCAGTCTGCTTGATATCTGAATCTCCGCCTTTCATTAGCTGTCCAGGTTTTATATCTTTATATATTTCTGAAGCTTTCGGTTTAGGTGCTCCTTTTTTATCACTCCCGAGTTTTCTATCAAAATCCATTGGTGCTGCCGTTTGTGTATCATCTTTATCTTTTGGTTTTTCTCCATACACATATTGATGAGCTTGGTCATGTGCTTCGTGTCCAGGATCATCAGACGCTGAACCTGCCTGTATCTCTATTTCTTTAGTACCATCTTTTGTTTTCTTTTTGTATTTAATTTTATCCTTCTTCTTCTTTTCTACTTCAGAATCCGAAGGTTTTGCTTCCACTAAAGCCATAAATTCATTAATAGCATCCCAAGTCCACCCCTCTTCTAACAATACATTTTCTAAATGGAAAATATGATGCTTATTTTTTAGACTTGGTTCTGCTTTTTTTATTTTATATGACCATTTTTCCGCAATTTTTTTAAAATAACTCATACTATAAATTTCTCCGTTATATCTTCCATCTCATGATAATTATCTCCCCAACCTACCTTTACTGGATACTTACCAGTATGTTCCAATATAGATTTAATTAATTCTAAACACTCTAAACCATCTTCTACATAAAAATCAAATAAAAAACTATCATAAGAATATAAAACTAATTTACTCTTATACTTTTTTATTTTAGGTAATAAATTATCTAACATTACCATATTTCTCTCTGTTTCTAAATTTTGAATAAAATAATTAAACAATTTATTATTATTCATATCACTCATATTACTACTATATATCTTCTTTCTATAAATATAAGATTTTATATATTTATTCCTTATATAAAACTTCCAAAGCTTCTTTACAAACTTTTTTACTTTACCAAAAAATTCTATATTTTTTCCAATATCATACGGCACTCCACCATATAAATATTTAAAACTCAATACTTTAGCCTCATCATAAGTAATTCCATATAGTTCGGCAAAATATTCATGTACTGAAGTTTTTGGTAAATCAAAATCTAAAACATCTGCAATCAATCTCAAGTGATATGCATCATAATCAAACTCAACCAATTTACCTTTATCACCAAACCTACTTACATATGGTTTTCTACTACCATCTGTTTTATTTAGTGCTGCAAAATTCAATCCTCCAAATCTATTTGACGGACGACCTGTAGATGTAAAATTATTATATTGTGTATAAACCAATTTATCGTTTTTTAAGATTCCATTTTTTTCTATATTATATAATATTCTTGCCATATAATCATATTGTGAATTTAAAAACTTATCATTAAAAATATTATAATCCATGTGTTTTTTAATATATTCATAATGCTTTAATAATGGGATATAATCATTAAGATTTTTTTGATTTGGGAATTTATAATCCCAAAAAGATATGTAATTATCAGCTTCATCTATATCATTATAATCTTTATTAGTTTCTAAATATAATAGTGTCGATATATCTACCATATGTTTAAAATCAATTTGATGTAAAAGATTCTTTTTATTCCACACATACTTTTTATTTTCTGTTACTAACCGACCTAAATTCTCAATAGGTAAATTTAGAGCATCATTATGATTGAACGGTAATATATAATCATCATCTATTCTTACACATAAAAAAGATATCCTATTATGAGATGGGTGTAAATGTATATCTGAAAATACATAATAGATTACAGGTTCTGCCTTTCTGCTATTATATTTAGACCAAAAGGAATCAAATTCTTTTTTTGACTCAATTATTTCCAATATACATCACTCCATATTTTAACAGTTTCGGGATAAATGTCATACATCATTTCTTTTAAACATTTAGCATATTGCTGAATTTCCCATTGAGCAGTTGTTTCATCTCTTAATTCTATAAAATTCATAATTGCCTGAAAAGATGCCGTCCAATAAACTTCTGTATATTGTGATAATGGTAATACCACTCTGGCTTGCTCTTTAGCCATTCCACTTTTTACCATTGTGTCATATACTCTCTCAACTTCTAACAAATATCTTTCATATAAATGGTCCATTCTTTTCTGGTCTAAATCATTTAACTCACCTTCAGATGCTTGTTTATTATCTTCTGATTGTTTTCTCCACACCTCTGGAATATAATAATCTGATACGGGTGTGTATCTACCACTAATCTCATTCCAAGCGTGGTCTTTGGTGGGATATGATGATGTGGTTTCTATTCCAACTACGTGTTTATACCATTGTCGCATAACGAACTCTGGTGCTTTAAGATGGAATTGTACCACCATATGTCGAAATGGTGAAAAGTGTTTATATTTGGCAAGATACTTTACCAATTTTTTATCACCATCTGTATATTTTGTATGTCGTTTGCCGAAGGAAACTCTGGCAGAATTAACTACTGTTAAATCCGTTCCTAGTGAATCTATAACTTCAACAAATCCCTTATTGAGAACCTGTTTTTTCATTTTATAACCTTTTTATTTCACTTCAATGTTATGTAGGGTTTGATATTAAATATCGACATTTAAGTGCATATTCAAAAATATTTTCAGTATTTACCACACCGACTATATCTGCATCACCTGGTATCATTGAAACGAAATCTTCATCTTCAAATTGATTCTCAATAATATTATCAAACTCTTTCCAAGTTTTTGCACCAAATTCATTTCTTATAATTGTAAGAAAAACTTGAGTCCAATAATCTATAGTGATTTTATAATCCAAATCTGTTGTTCTACCAGTCGACCATGTTAAGTTGCTTACGATTCCCGCCCTAATAGGTCCAATGGTCATTTGTGAACCACCAGTTTGGTGACCACCCGCCTGCGTGTGTACTCCATAAGAGTCTCCAAAACGAATTCTAACTGGTATCTCCACATCCTGGGGATGTTGTGCATTAAGATTCCATTCTGAGTTAACACCTTTCTTAAAATCATTAAGTTTGAAATATTCTAATCTTGATCCAAACGGTGCTTCTTGTATATCAGAGTCAGTTTGGGTTACTCTAGATATTCCATTAACCGTTAAACTAGATGGTCTTTCTTTTGAAGC